AACTGCTGTTTCCATTGAACCTGAAACTGTTCCTTTAAATATTTGATCATATAATTCTTCTCTAAGATCATCTGGTAAATTTTCTAAAGCCTTGTCTAGGTTTTCCGTAAATGGATTAGGATTTACAAATACACTTTTTGTTTGATAAACAATATTTCCGTCTGCATCAACACCTTCAATCATTGACTCAGCTATTCCAGTATATTCAGTTCCGTCTGGTAATGTTTTACTAATAGTTGATTTCCATGTTTGGCCAACCTTAACTTCATCTGGTACACCGTCAACTTGTATATCGTCTCCAACCTCAATGGCACTTGAAGCTGATATACGTGTTCCTAAGAATTCTTTTTGATCCAATGCTCTGTTAAAGCCCTGTGCATTTTGTAATGCTTCAATGTCTTCTTCTGTCAAACCAGCATCTAATAACTTATCTGTGTTTTCAGTAATCCAAGCATTGTCAGGGAAGTCTGCTGAATTTATTCCTGCGTCATTTAGCTGTTCTGCATCTAGTTCGGCAACAACTTCTGTCTCTGATTGAAATTCTTGTCCAGTTCCAGATGTATCTGTAGTTTTTTGTAATTCAACATCTGTACCTTTGATACCAAACTCGTCTTGCATAGCATCAACAGTATCATTTATTGATGCACCGTCACCTATTTCACGTATCTTATCATTTACCTGATCAAGCTGTCCTTGTAAAACTTCTTTTGCATCAGCGTCTAGGTTACCTCGTGCAACCAATTCTTCCATTGCACTTCTTGTTTGTATAAGTTCTTTGGCCGATTCCATATCTAGGTCAGCCATGCTTGTTGCATCCATGCCGTCTAGTTGTGTTATATCAATTTCACCTGATGCATCATTAATAAATGTGTTTGTAATTTCCGGAGGTAATATTTCTCCAATGGCATCGCCAATAGCACCAGCCACAGCACCAAGTGCCGCGCCTTTAATTGACTTACCAGCCGCTGTTGAAAGTTTATCACCTTTGAGTGTGTTACTTGCTAGTTTTAAAAAGAAACCAATTGCCGCACCACTTACAATACCTCCACTTGCAAAAGCAAGTACTGAAGTCATTGCACCAATAATAAATGCCGCCTTGGCTGGATTTTCTTTTGCAAATCCTCCGTAACCATCAACTATTCCAAGTATCTTTTGTCCTGCTGGGTTACCTTGTAGTTTCTTTTTTAATTGTGCTTTTAATTTTTCAAACTGTGCATCAAAGTTTTTAATTGGTCCACTTTGTTGTGCCGCATCGGCTAGTTTGTTAATTTGATCTGTAAGTTTTTTAGCTTGGTCGCCTACTACTTGTCCTGCTTTACCCAATGCTGTTTTGTTATTGCCTGAGTCTATCGCAGTTTGTTCTGCATCACTGAAGATTTTATCAATCTGTTTAGGAGTTAGATCAGCTTCTAGTAGTTTGCTCATGCCTTCTACTAATGGCCATACATCTTTTTCCCATCTACCAACGTAGATACGTTGTGCTTCTGTTAGCTCTTGCCAACTTTCAGCAAGTATTGTTTGTGATTTTAAATTGTAGTTTGTAACTTCGCCTAACTTCATTACCTTATCCTTACAATAGTGCCGCTAATTCTTTTTTACCATTAGCATCTAAGCTATCGATAGCCTTTTGAATGTTAGCTGGTATACCACTAGCACCTGCTTGTCCACCTGCTGGTGCGCCAGCACCACCGGCACCCGGTTTCGGTGCGTTAGGATCTCCAGGAGTTCCTGGTTCTGTTCCTGCGGCCGCTTGTCCATCACTGCCTTTGAAACTATCCTGTGCGGTATTTTGTAAAATGCCATCAACCTGTTTAGGTGTAAGCTGTCCTTGTAATCCTTTTAATCTATTTGTAGGTAATCCTTGTTTTTTCATAAAGTCAGATACTTGATCAACCGTCGGTTGTTTAGGGTTACCACCTGTTTGACCCATATATCCTCTATACTGTGTAAACAATTCCTTAGCTTTTGCGTTAGCGTCGTTTTTTCCTTGCAATCCTGCGGCGGTGCCTTTGGCACCCACGGCGCCAGCCACTTTTGCACCTACTTTACGTGCAACGTTCCCTAAGACATTACCACCGGGAGCTTCATTAACAACGTTTTCGCTTGTTATTTGCGTTATTTTCATGGTTTGCTCTCCTGTTACTTTATATTTATACATAATTCACATCATACACCCATTAAATATTCTTATGCCTCAGAAGAGATATAACGTTATTGAGTGCGACACTAAAGAAGTTGTTACTCAATGCAGTGATGAGTATGAAGCAGATTTAACTATTGCACAATTAGTAGATTCAAATCCTAATAAGCAATACAAAGTTGAAACTGTTGAAGTGTATGATAGTGATGCGTTCCGTTATGGACGTGATCCTGAATTGCACTAGTGTTTAGTAGATGAGCTAAAGCTCATCTGTGTTTTCGCTATGCTCAAACACGTTTTTTCATATGTGATTAAAATAAGTGCGAAGCACTTTGCTATCATGTAGATAGTTGAGCCATACTTCGCCCGTCTCCGGGCAAAGTATTTTCGCCATCATGTAAGATCAGCGTACCATCTTAACAAAGTAGATTACATATAGTATATGTACGGAGGCGGAAACCCGCTAACCCCCTACTACAGCCTTCGCAATAGTCTCGGTACCCTAGCAAAACCCTGTTAAGCAAGTTATACTAAAGCTGTGGTTGTATCTTTTTCACAGAGCCACGATCTTTTAATGCCTACGTTAGCATCAAACCGTGCAACGTACCAGTTCCAGTCACAAGATCTGTGTGACCTCAAGGTAAGTCGAGCTACCCCGACCAAACAATGTTGCTATATAGTGAATTTTAATGTGCCTACACAGTATATTATTGTATAGTAATTTTTGTTGTTGTAAAAGTGGCTTATTTGCCTTTTAGGCCTTCACGCAGTATCTTAGATCCACCTACCCTAACGTTTATAATGCCGTTATAGTACTCGTCTGTTTCTAATACCCTACGTTCAAACTGTTCTCTTGCTTCTAGATAACTTGCTATGCCTCTTGACTCGCAATAATATAGTATTTCTCGTGTAAACTTGTCTTCGCCTAGTTCTTGTACGTCTTGTTGTAAGTGATCTGAAGAACCCCAATAGTCCTTCCAGTCTGATTCTACCTTGCTTCTGCGTTTATTCTTCTTACCTTTGAGTGGTGGTCTTGTTTTTTTAAACTTTGCTAGTTTTTTACCTATGTATTTTTTATTGTTGGTTGTGTTCGTAATAAGATATACGAATGCTTCACAATCGTCTGGTAATGTTTCTATTAATTTGCCCTTATATGTCCATTGCATAATGATACTTACTCAGTATCAGTGCTTGGCGTGTCTTTTTTGGCTTTGTATTCGTCTATGATCTCAACTCTACGTTCACTTGCAAGTCTGCGTATTTCACTTAACCATTTTCTAGCTGATCTTTTGGTACGTTCACTCTTGCGTATTTCCCATGCTTCGTTTGCCTTGTAATATTCAAGGTATGCTTTGGTTAATTTATCGTGTGTATCGTCAGTCATTCTTTGCTATCTGTATCATTCGTTCTACCAAACTACCAAATCCTACTTGTCTTTGCATAGTTAGTAAGTTTCTAATACCCAATCCCTCAAAACTTTCTAATGTTAATTGTGCTATGTGGCTTCTGTGTTCACCATTAAGTAAATCAACCAAAATTTTTGCAGTACCTTTAGTTATCCAAGCATCTGCATCATGTTTATAAGACATAGTACCGTCTTCATTGATTTTTCCTACCACCCATAAGTTACTTGCACAACCTCTAATCTTGTTTTCGTCTATTTTATCTTTGTCTTCTAATGGTTTTACATCTCTAGCTATGTCAATCAAATACTGTAACCTATCATGTCCTTCTAAAGGAGCCATTTCTTCGCCACGAGCTTTGATCTTATCTAGTATCATATCATTGCATTACTTCTACATCATTATCATATGATGTAAATCCGTTTTCCTTAATTACTTTTAATACATTTGTAACACGACCAGCAAGTTCTTCTTTGTGTGATATTAGATAAATGTTCTTTTGACGTTCTCTACCCATCTTCTTAAGAACACTCATACTATTTTCAACACCGTTTGCATCCATACCACTATCAACCAATTCATCAATAAACAATAAGTTGATGTTTTGATATAAACTTTCCCACACATCACGGAATGCCCAACTCATACCAAGTATAAGTCTATTACGTTCACCCCTACTTAGATTATCAAAGTCTAAATCCTGTCCTAGCTGTGTAATTTCAACAGTTAAATCATTCTTAAACACCACTGTATGCGGAAGTCCTAGCTTGTCTAAGTAGTATGTAAGTCTATTATTCAAGTATGCAAGGTTCTGATCAATAATTTTCTTACGTATAAAGCTATCTTTGTTTGTTAATAGTTTATATAGAAAGTCCATATGATCTTTTGTGCTATTAAGATCATTTACAGTATCCCAATTGATCTCTTGTATTGCAGTTTGTTCTAAATCTTCAATCTGTTCTGAATAAGGATCAAGTTCATCTGTCTTTTCTTGTAAACTTTTAGTCAAAGAGTCAACGTTGCCTCTATGTTGATATGCTTCTTTGGCAGTTTCATAAAACGTATTAGGTTTAGCATCAAGTTCACCTAGCTCTGAAATCTTATTATCTACTTTTTCTAGTTTTTCTGCCATGCTCATTTGATACACATGAGCGTCACCGTAATCTTTTTGAAGTTTGCCTTTCATTTCCTCAAGTTTTTCATCATGTAGGTCTTGTCCACAAGCATAACACTTGGCACTTTCTAAATCATCTAAGTCTTTACCAAGTTTGTTTACATTATTATCAGCTTGTTCTAATGCACGTTCAACAGTTGACTTTTCTTTTATAAGGTTGTTAAGATGTTTTGTGTTTTCTTCCCACGTTTTTAGTTTCTCGTGGTCTTCTAGTTCACTGTCAATGTCTAGTTGCTCTAATTCTTTGATTGCTTTTGCAAGTTTATCACAGTCTTGTTTGTTTTGTGCAATCCAAGCCTTGCGTCTGCTGTGTAAACGTTCAATGTTTTCTTTAATCTTTTCATTACTGCTTGTTACTGCTTGTATTCTAGCATTTTCTTCAGTAAGTTTATCTCTAGTAATACGTATTTGCTCTCTTAACAAATCTGCTTTCTCGGAAAGTAGTGTAATACCAAGTAACTGTTCAATAATAGCACGTTGATCGTTGTTCTTAAGTGCTAAGAAGGGCTCTGTGTAAGTATTAAGTGCCACAATATGCTTAAACATATCATGACTCATACCTAACAAGTCATTTATGTCTTCTTGTGTTTTACGTGAGTCACCTTGTGATTGATCTGACAGCTCTTGTTCTTCATTATTAATAAAGAACTTCATAGTATTTGGTTTACGTCCTCTTTCTACTTTATATTCCTTGCCGTCCTTGTCAAAAGTTAGTGTAACTAACATTCCTTTATTGTTAGTTTTGTTAACTAGGTTATCTCTTCTAATGTTTGTTAGTGCTTGGCCGTACAGAGCATAAGATAATGCGTTGATTATCGTTGTTTTACCTGTACCGTTACGTGAACCTGAATCGTCACCTCCTTGATCTAAGTTTTCGCCAAGCACTAACGTTAGTTGTTGTTTGTTAAAGTCGACTGCCTGTGTAGTATTACCCACACTCATGAAGTTTTTTACTGTAATGTTCTTTATCTTAATCATCTTTACTCAAATCTCTATATATGCTCAGTAGTTTTGCTTTATCAAAGCTATCAGATTCAATTGCTTCAATCTCTTTTGCAACAATTTCATCTACACTTTCAAACTTTGTAATATCAATGTCTGAATTTATTTCATCATCTTGTGTATTAGGAATAAGACTAATCTCTCTACAGTCATAATCTTTCATAAATGTTTCTTTTATGAAGTTTGCTTCTTCATAACTAATAGGCAAGTCTAATGTAACACGTAGATACATTTTACTTTTTATTAATGTGTCTTTTTCGTCTAACAATCTGGAAAGTTTTACTGTTCTATATTTAGGACAGTTCCACCAGTTAATATATTGTGGCTCACCTCCATGTTCAAGTATCATCATTCCACGTTCATCGTCCCAGGCATCTGCGTAATTGTGAGGAAGAGCATTACCTATGTAATGAACTGGACCTTTTACTTGACGTTTATGGAAGTGTCCACTGAATACATATTCTTGGTTCTTGAAATGATCTGCTTGGAGCTCGCCTGTGTCAGGCATCTGTACCATAGCATTCATATAAAAGTTTGGAAGTTCAAAGTGACCAAATATGTATTTGCTTTTTATCTTAGGAATCTTTTTCCATTCATCTCCAACTAACCAAGGTATAAGTGTAGTATCACCTTCGGTCATCATTTCGTTGACCATTGTAATACCAGGTATGTGTCTACCAAAGTCAATTGAATTAATATCTCTTTTGTCTTTGTAATATAAATCGTGGTTACCAGGGAAGAAATAAAACTTCTCAAACGCCTTTCCTAGCTTTTCAAGGCTTCTAATAGTTGCGTCCATTGTTGTAATGTTCAAACTATTTCTGTTGTGATGCCAGTCACCACAAAAGATTCCAGTTTCGCAACCATTTTCTTTTGCTTGTTCTATATACCAATCAATAAATTCTTCACAATCATCATTGTGAATCTTAGAATTACTCTTCAATCCAAAATGGATGTCTGTAAATACTGCTACTTTCTTAAACAAAACTCTTCCTCACGGTTATTTGTAGTATTGTACACGAAAAAATCGTATAAGTCAACACTATTTCTTATCAGAACTTTCCTTGTTGTGTAACTCAACAGATTTTTCCCACTGACCCTGATTTTGTCTAGTAAAGGAAGGATTCATATGATTCATTTCTAATATATCATCTCGTATGTTTTGATTACGTTTTTCAATATTAATAATTCTTACAAATGAATTTGTAACTGCCGCCGTATAATATGCAAACGGATTGTTTGATTTAGATTCATCAAATTGTAAACCAATCTGTGTTAGTTGTAAAATTGCTTGACCTTTCATTTCATCGTTATAGGTATAACCTCTTACGTTACCTCTTGTTGCGTAACGTTCACATAACTTCATCCACATCAAAGCTAATTTGTTTGTAGCTTGTCCGTGGCTCTTGTTAAACGATCCATTGCTCATTCCACCTTCCCAATGGCTTTTACCAACACACACCAAGTTATCTTTTTCATCAAACTTGTAGTGTTGAAATGGTGGAAAATTAAGTTTTGTCTTCGTATCTGCTACAGTTTTTGGATTTTTCTTTCTACCTTTTTCTTCAGGTATGTGGTCATACGTCATAATTCTAAAAATAACGTCGGTTTTTGCAATCTTTTTGTAGTCTATAGCACAATCGGCCTGCTTTACCTTTTCGCCTGCTTCTTTCCTTGCTTCATATTCCTTCAAACCAAGCCGTTTTGCCTGGTTTCTTTTAGCATCTGCTATAGTTCTTATATTAATCTTGTCTACACTAGGCAAAATTATGTCGTATTGTGCAAAATCATCATCGGTATAACTACAAAACGTGTTTTTTGACTTGTGTATTTCTGATAGGATATCTCTATTGTTGAGATAATTCACTCTTTTCATATTTGTTTTCTCCAAACCTTAAATAATACATTATTATAAACTACGCAGTTAAAAAAGTCAACTAAATACTTGTAGGAGTTAACCAAAATGGCAACATTCAGAACAGTAAATGGTAAGACGGTAATTTCATCCGACAATATGGTTCGTGCAGACGGGTTCACTGATCGTGAACGTGCTAACGAATTTGACATGACTAACCACGGTGATTTAGGATCAAATCCTATAGGTGGTAAGATACCTGGTAATTTTAAATTACCTGAAGTTGACTTTGCTAACATTGGATCAGACATTGGTAAAAAAATACGTACAGCTCTTGGTGACGTACCAATAGACGGCGAACTTAATCCCGGTGGATCTATAGGAGATGCAAACAAGGCTCCTAATGCTACATTTGGAAAAAGTGTTGAAAGAGATTGGCGTGTTAAATTAAGTATCCCCAATGTGTCTCCATTTGATTCAGCTCCAATGCTTCAGCCATTGCGTGAAACTGGTGGGCTAGTGTTTCCGTATACGCCTACAATTATTGTTGCTCATAGTGCCAACTATAATTCTATTGCGCCTACACATACTAATTATCCGTATTTTGCATACCAGAATTCACAAGTGGATCAACTTGTTATTACAGGTGACTTTTTTGTACAGAATGGTACAGAAGCACGTTATTGGGCAGGTGCCTTACATTATCTAAGAAGCATGACAAAAATGTTCTTCGGTGGAGAAGCAAGTACAATTGGTGCACCACCTCCTATAGCAAAATTAAACGGATATGGAGAACATATTTTTAATAACGTACCTGTTGTAATTACACAGTTTACTATTGACTTACCACAAGACGTTGATTATATTTCAATGGGACTACCTAAGACAGCAAGTGATCAATCACAAACAGGAAACACAGCAAGTGACAAACGTAATTTTGTAGGTTGGGCACCTTCACAGAGTTTGATAACAGTGACAGTACAACCAGTTTACAGCAGACGTGATATTGCACAGTTTAGTTTGAA